GGTGTCTGCCGTTCCCTTTGGAACTGGGTAACGCTCCAGAGTGAAAACCTGATTGGCGTTGGTACCCACTTGAAGTTCTACATCGAACGGGGCGGCGCGTACTTCGACATCACCCCGATCCGTGCGACGACTACGCTGGGCACCGATCCGTTTACAGGCAACGGCACCACGACGGTCACGGTGACGGCCCCCTCTCATGGCGGCATCACAGGTGATTTTGTTACGTTCAGTGGAGTGACCGGGACTTACGCCTCGGTGCTGAACGCTGAGTTCCAGATCACCGTTGTTAACGTCAACTCTTACACGATCACCACCCCTTCCGTTATCGCCGCAGGCGCAACTGGCGGTTCGGCGGTCTCCGCCGCTTATCAGATCAACGTCGGCCCCGAGATCGAGGTTCCGCTGACCGGATGGGGTGCGGGCACATGGGGAACGGGTTCATGGGGTATTGGTGTTCCAAGCACGACACGCACATCCATTCGCCTTTGGAGCCAGGGCAACTTTGGTGAAGACCTGATCTTTGGCCCTCGGCGCGGCCCCATGTACTACTGGGACAACACTACCGGTGTAAACACACGAGCGGTAGAACTGTCCACTTTGTCCGGCGCAAATGGGGTGCCGGTCATTCAGAACAAAATCTTCATCTCGGACATCAACCGCTTTGTGTTTGCACTGGGATGCAACGAAATTGGCTCCTCGGTTATCGACCCCATGCTGATCCGGTGGTCGGACCAAGAGAGTGCAGTTGACTGGACCCCTTCGGCGACCAATCAGGCGGGCAGTCTTCGGCTTTCAGACGGCAGTGAGATCATCACCGCCATCCAAGCCCGTCAGGAACTTGTGGTGTTTACGGACTCAGCCGTTTATTCCTTGCAGTACCTTGGAGCGCCGGAGGTTTGGGGCGCCCAGATTCTGGGCAGCAACATCTCCATCCTCAGCCCCAACGCCCTGGCGATTGGTTCTGGCGTGGTGTACTGGATGGGTGTGGATAAGTTCTACGCTTACGACGGTCGCATTCAGACCTTGCCGAGTGACTTGCGTCGCCACGTGTTTGGAAACTTCAATCAGTCCCAAGCGGCTCAAGTCTTCGCGGGGACCAATGAGGGTTTCAATGAGGTCTGGTGGTTCTACTGCTCGGCCAATTCGACAACCATCGACAGGTACGTTGTTTACAACTATCTAGAGAAGATTTGGTACTACGGCACCCTGGCCCGGACGGCATGGCTTGATTCAGGTCTGCAAGATTACCCGATTGGAGCAACGTACCTGGGCAATCTTGTGCAACACGAGAACGGCGTAGATGACAACGCTACCGGAACTCCGGCTGCCATCAATGCCTACATTGAGTCTGCCGAGTTTGACATCGAGGACGGCCAGAATTTTGGTTTCATCTGGCGCATGGTGCCGGACGTGACGTTTGTAGGCTCGACGGCCAACAATCCGCAATTAACCATGTCGCTCATTCCCATGAAGGGGGCAGGTTCCGGGTTTAACAACCCTCAGTCTTTGGGCGGATCAAGCAGTGCAGCGGTCACGCGCACGGCCACGGTGCCGATTGAGCAGTTCACCAACATCGTTTACATCCGGGTGCGTGGGCGGCAGTTGATTATGAAAGCCGAGTCCAATGCTCTAGGTGTGACGTGGCAGTTGGGCTCTCCCCGTATCGACGTTCGGATGGATGGCCGCAGATGACTCTGCTCATTGAAGATGTTACTGTTCCGACGCCACCAAACCTACCGCTGGCCCCAGGTGGCTACGACTCTCGGTATCAGGAGCAGTTCAACAACGTCCTGCGTCTGTACTTCAACCGACTTGATGCTGCATTGAGGGCTATCTTGGCAACGACATCCCCCATCCCAGTCTCTATCGGCGGCACCAATACGGATGCCTTTGGGCGGTTGCGGGTCAGTCAGCCCTATACGCTCTTCGACAGTCAGAACCGCTACGCCGCAGACAACCAGTTCGATGTTTCCACGACGGGAACGGGCACAACTTCTTTCCTGTCTAACGAAGCGGCAGTCAAGATGGAAGTCACCGGTGCCGGTGTTGGCTCCGTCCTGCGGCAGTCCTATCGCTCATTCCCGTATCAGCCTGGGAAGGGTCTGTTGGTGCTTGCCACTTTCGTGATGGACAGCAGCCAGAGTCTGAACCTCACGCAGCGTGTTGGGTACTACAACGATAGCAACGGCGTGTTCTTCCAACGCATCGACGGGGTTTACTCTTTCGTGCTGCGATCCTCGGTTACCGGCTCTCCGTCCGACGCCCGCACAGTAAATCAATCCGACTGGAATGGCGACAAGTTGAACGGCACCGGAGAATCCGGCTACACCCTGGACCCGTCCAAGGCTCAGATTCTGTGGATGGACTTTGAGTGGCTTGGCGTCGGATCGGTCCGGTGCGGCTTCATCATTGACGGCCAGTACATCGTCTGCCACACGTTTAACAACGCCAACGAGATCACGAATGTCTACATGACCACGGCCATCCTGCCGGTGCGTTATGAGATTAAGACCGTGACCTCTGCGGTAGCCGCTTCGATGAAGGCAATCTGCTGCTCGGTCATCTCCGAGGGCGGGTTTGAGCAAACTTCTATTGACCATGTGGCGCGACGCACCACAGTCCTGGGAACCATCGGCTCCACTTTCTTGCCTGTCGTTTCTATCCGGCTTGCCTCTGGACGCACGGGTGCGGTGGTTTTGCCCAACCGGGTTCAGGTTCTGCCAACGACCAATCAGAACTACGAAGTGGCGTTGATCAAAAACCCCACCCTGACTGCCGCATCATGGACGGCAGTGCCGACTGATTCCAATGTGGAGTTTGATGTAGCAGCCACGGCCACCACGGGGGGCTCTATCGTGCAGACGGACTATGTGACGGCAACAGGTTCAGGTGGCGTGGGCAACACGAGCGCAGCCACAGGATACAACTTTGACCTCCAACTAGGCGCATCCATCGCCGGGGTCAGTGACATCTACACCGTCGCTGTCAGAACTGTCTCTGGTGCGACCACGGGTGATGTGGTTGGATCGCTGTCCTTCTACGATTTGACGCAATAAGATCATGGCGCGACTGTTTAACGAGCAGGAGTTTGAAGATTCGTTCAATGAGAACGATCTGCTAAACATTGTGGGCGGAGGGGCTGCTCCCGCCCCTGCGCCAGACTATTCCGGCCTCCTGACAGGCTACTACCAAGACATCCTAGGCCGCGCCCCTGATCAGGGCGGCTTTGACTTCTGGATGAACGCCCTTCAGTCCGGCAACTACACGCCGGAATTTGTTCGTGGACAGTTCTTGTCGTCGCCAGAGTATCTTGCTCGGCAAACTCCCGCCCCTGCTCCTGCGCCAACCCCAACCGCTGCTGCACCGTTCAACTTCCGCGACTATATGTACGCAGGGGGTGCAAACGACGCTTTGGCAACTCAGCGCGGCTTGGAGTACGCAGCGCAACAGGGGTGGACTCCCGGTCAAACCGTATCGGAGTGGAACCAAGCCCTCGGCACCAACTTCACCCTGGATGACTACTACCGGGTGACGGGTACTCAGCCGCCTACGCCGACTGCTCCAACCGTTCCTACTCCCACGCCGACTGTCCCGACCGTACCCACGCCGACACCCACTGCCCCGACCGTACCTACGCCTACGGTTCCTACGCCAACTCCTACGCCGACTGTTCCAACACCAACAGTCCCAACGTCGGTAACGCCGACGACGCCAATCCTCACGGATACGTCCGGTCAGACGCTAACGGCGGGTGATCTTGGTGTTTCGCCAACGCCGACGCCTACAACCCCAACACCCACCCCCACGACACCCGCCGCCACTCCCGTGGCGGGGCCTGTTGATACTTGGGGCAAAGAATATGAAGCGCAACTGATTGGCGATGGAACGTATACATCTAGCCAAATACCTAACATCACCTTGCCTCCTGGGTTTAATTGGCAAGAATACGTTCGCTTAAACCCGGATTTGTCCCAAGCGGGCATTGATACTCAAGCCGAAGCAGAGCGGCATTACCGTCTTTATGGTGTAAACGAGGGTCGTCAGGGAGTACCGGTTACGTCCCTGCAAGACGCCATCAACTTTGCCAAAACCAACATCACAAATCAGAATGCATTTGTTGATGCAGGCGAAGCGGGCCCACAGGGCGTTGCTCGGCAGATCGGCCAATACACCATTTCGCCCACTGGATACGGAACTGTTCAGGGTTACGACATTGCCGGGATAAGCGGCAGAACAGGCTCCGCTCTCCCATTTGCACCGGCAGGTACACCCTACGAGCAGATCGTAAGGACGGACGCAAACGGCAACATCGTCGGTTATCAGATGAATCTGAAGACCGGTGGTGACAGTGGTTACTACGTTGATCTGGATGCGAAGGGCAATATCACCCGGATTGACAACTACGATGAGTCTGAGAGTTGGCGCAAACCTGCCGCCATGTTTGCCACATTCCTTGGGGCAACTGTTGGCGTTCCGCAGATAGGAGCGTGGCTGTCTGGCGGTACGCTCGCAGCAAATTCCGCCGGAGCCGCTGCTCTTGGTGGCGCTGCTCTTGGTGGCGCAAACGCGGCTATTGCAGGGGCGGAAGGGGCAGACATCCTTAGAGCCGCAACGGTCGGGGCGGCGGCGGCTGGCGCTGGGCAATTTGCCGGGCAGTATGCTAATCAAGCAGTTAACAACCTTGGTCTCACGGGTACCGCAGCGGGCTCTGCTATTACGGGAGCCGCCACAGGTGCAGCGTCTGCATTGCCACAGGCAATTGCAACGGGTGACTTCTCTAACGTATTCCAACAGGCCGCACTTGGCGGGGCATCGTCAGCCGCAGGCACGGCCCTGTCTTCTGCTCTTTCTGGGTCTGGGTTTACACCCAAACAAATCCAAGGCGCGTTTACGATTGCTGGGCAGTTGGCGTCTGGCAATCTTGATCCTCGCACACTGGTCACAGCCCTTGGCGACTTGAGCGGGCATCCTGATGCAGACATTGCATCTCGGGCCGCTCGGCTTGGTATTACTCTGAGTAGCGCAGACCTTTCCAAACCCGCAACGCTAAGTGCTGTACTTGGCGAACTTACGGGACTTGGAAAGGCAATTGACGACAGGGGAATCAAACGACTGCCCGGTACTGTCCAGGGGCCAACGACATCAGTTACTGGCGGGGATTTGCAAACCACCGGACTGAGCAATGTCGATGACTTAGTCAACATCATTCGCGGCACAGAACTCCCCTCGGTATCCACGGGCACTGGCACCGCTGGGACAACAGGCACAACCGGCACGGCAGGCACGACGGGAACGACAGGCGCAGGCACTACAGGTCAGTTCGCTATCGGCAATCAACTTGGCACTGGGGCATACATCACCCATGAGAATCAGGCCAGGGCAGCAAACTTGGTCAGTGACCTTGTAGATGTAAACAAACTTGATCGCGGCACCTTGTCGCGGATGGCAAGTTATATCTTCCTGAATGATGAGCAAGGTCTGCGTGATGCTGTCAGCCAGTGGATGAGCGGGAATACTGGCGGTGTTCTGCCGACCAGTACGAAACTGACCGCCGACCGTGTCGCTGATGCAAGTTACTTCACGGACGACCCAAACGCAGACATCTTTGCCACAAACAAGCCGCCTGGAACCCCGGGTGTCAACTATGAAGTGGGCTTCTCAGATGCCGGTGTGCCCGGCGCTTTGGGGCAGCGTGTCGGCGTCACCGGTAAGTTCTTGCCAACTGGCGCGGCAGATACGGCAAATGCAGCAATTGATGCACTTGGTGGAGGCCCGATTGCGACCGCATTTGTTGGCGGCATGGCTGAACTTGCGCAAGATATTAAAGGCGTTCACAACTGGTTAACCAATGCAGACCCAAACAGCAGCACCAACAGAATGCTGCGAGAAGCAGTTAATGCTTCTGGAGATCGAGTTCCTGAAGATATTCAAGGTCAAATAAATAATTGGTCGCAAGGTGTTCGTGACGCCAAAGGTTTTGTAGATACTGCAAAGGCAGTATTTGGTGGCGCCGCAGATAACCCAAAAGGTGTTGGATTTCTGATCCTAAAAGAAGGATTTCAAGAAGGACCGCCTTTGGCCCTTGGCTTGGCCGCTAAGGGTGGCGCACTTGCTCTCAAGTTGGGCAAAGAATTAGCCACAAAACTTGGCATCAGCGTCGATGCCGGTATAGACATTGCTGAAAATGCCGGGGCTAGTTGGACCCAAGGATATTCAGAGCGCAGAGCAAACCTTGATTCATTGGTGAAATCCGGTCAAATGACCGAGTCACAAGCCGATCAAGAGGCTCGCCGGGCTGGCTCAAATGCGCTTCTTAACGCCGCATTAACAACATTTGGTGTAAACAAAGTTGCAGGTGGCGATCCGGCAACTCAAACAATTATCCGCAAGTCATTTACTGATGATGCGGGTGATGCCACCGTATCAACCGCCACAGCACTAAGTAATCTTGCAAAAACTATTGGCAAAGAGTTTGCAACCGAGACAACAGAAGGCTCATTGACAGGTATTGGCGTAACGGGCTCTGTCAAGGGGCTTGGAAATCTTACGCTTGCAGACATTGGTCAAAATATTGCTGAGGGAGCACAAGAGGGTGTTATTGGTGCGGGCGTTGCCACTGGGTTAAATTTGCCCGGGACGGCAGGCGATATAAGCCGCTCTGTCACCGGCGGAGGCACGACTCCGACTGCGCCCACAGCCCCAACTGCACCTACCGCCCCAACAACTCCGGTCATCACGGGCCAGGGCGGACAGGTCTTGACTCTTGGTGATGTCCTTGGCACTCCTACTCCAACGACAACAGTCACGGGCTCTGCATTCGACCTTGGTGGGTTGGACAGCCAGACGATCATCAACGACTATGTAAACGAGGTTCTTGGCAGCGGCGCTGGGTCGGTCAATATTGATCCGAGCACCATTGTGATGACGGGCCTGGATTCGTCCGGCAATCTCACAACGCTGACCGCCGGTGACTTGGGTCTTGGACAGACCGTTACGGCAACCAAGCCCACGACCCCCACAGCACCAACGGCCCCAACAACACCGACCGCGCCCACCGCCCCGACGGCTCCTACTGCACCCACGACGCCTACCGCGCCCACGACTCCCACGCCTACAACACCGACGGCGCCGACAACTCCGACGGCACCTACGACACCCACTGCACCTACAACGCCCACACCGACGGCGCCAACGACGCCTACCGCTCCTACAGCACCAACCACTCCTACGCCAACTACGCCTACGGCGCCCACTGCTCCGACCACACCTACAGCGCCCACGACTCCAACGGCGCCAACTGCACCCACTACGCCTACGGCTCCAACCACTCCGACAGCGCCGACAGCGCCTACGGCTCCCACTGCGCCTACCACTCCTACTGCCCCGACGGCACCAACGGCGCCGACAACTCCTACTCCTACGCCCACAAGTCCTACCCCGACTCCTACGCCCACTCCAACTCCGACCAGTCCTACCCCCACTCCGACTCCAACGCCGACGAGTCCGACACCTACTCCAACACCTACCCCTACAACGCCGACTCCAACGCCGACGAGTCCGACACCTACCCCTACACCCACGAGTCCTACGCCGACGCCTACGCCGACGAGTCCCACTCCTACGCCTACTCCGACTCCAACCAGTCCGACCCCAACCCCCACCCCGACTCCGACGCCGACACCCACACCCACGCCTACTCCTACCCCTACACCTACGCCCACGCCGACCCCAACTCCGACACCGACTCCTACTCCGACGCCGCCCACTCCGACGCCGCCTACGCCTACTCCACCAACACCGACACCTCCAACCCCAACTCCGCCGACGCCCACGCCGCCCACTCCGCCGACGCCCCCAAAGCCGCCGGTCAAGCCGCCTGTGCGTCCTCCGGTTGTGCCTCGTCCAACTCCGCGCGCAACGCCTGCTCAGGCGGTCAGCCAACTGGCACAACTGCCTGGATACGAAGCCTTTTATTACGGGGCACTCAAGTACGGGCAGCCAGGAAAGCGGGCGCAGTCGATGGCCGAGGTCACCGATTTCCAAGGCCGAGCAGCAGCGGCGCGCGATGCTATGGAACTTGCGCTAGAGGGGTCTGCGGACGAAAATATGACGCAGGATGCCGTGGATCAAATCATTGCGATGTCGCAGGAAAATCCTGCCGCGACCATCGAAGAACTGATGCAAATTATTGGAAAGGCCTGATATGAACGGATTTGAATACGGTGATCCCGGCAGCAGCCCAGACACTGGTGGCTTTGAATTTGGCGACCCAGGCAGCATGTCAACGGGCAACTTAGGGTCAGACTACATGGACTTCGGCTCTGGAGATGTGCCGTACAACCCGACATACGACTATGGCAACAACAGTGGGTCCGGCGGGTTTGATTTTTCGTCTATCCTTAAGACGCTTGGTGGCGGTGTCAAGGATGCCAGCGGATTTCTGAAAACCTTCCTTAATCCAAAGGGAGATTTGGGGGGACTGCCGCTCCTGGCGTTAGCAGCCCTTGGCAACAAGTCTGGTTTCTTGAACGCACCGGTGACCCGGGTTGGCTTCCAGGGCACGATCCCGAAGTACACGTTTGATCGGCAGCAGACTCCGGTTGCCCAACAGCGTCCTGCTGGTTATCGCCCAGGCCAGGGTGGCATCACCTATTTCACGCCAAGCCGGTTCATGCCTTTGGTTGCGCCCCCTGCATCCGGCGGGACTACTGGTGGAACGACTGACAACACTCCCGGGGGTGGCTCAGGAACTCTTCCCCAATCCGATAGCGGGATTGGTAGCGTTGTGACTCCCACCACTCCTAGCGGCGTGGGTTCCACTCCTTTTTCTGGTCCGGACTACACAAAGTACGGGTTTGATCAGCCACTCATTAATTACCTTCAAGATCAATACAACAAGTCCACATTTGATGCCGGAATCGGTTGGTCATACGACCCGACAACGCAAACATTTTCAGGCGGAACGATGGCTGGTCCGCAAACGGCCACGCTTGCTGAAATGCAAAATCGGGCAAAAGAATACACACCACAGGTATTCGACCGAAACAGCGTTGTTCTGTCACCGGCTTCTATACCAACGATTCAAGATCGGTCGGAAGGTGTTGGCGCAGCGGCAGGCGGCTACATGCCGGGCGGTATCGCCATGTTTGCGGGCGGTGGCCGAATGGTTGGCGGATTGGAGATGCTTGCCAAGGGCCGGTACCTCAAGGGGAACGGTGATGGCGTATCGGATTCCATCCCTGCCGAGTTTGCCGATTCCGGCCAAAAGGCCATGTTGGCAGATGGTGAGTTCGTGATCCCGGCCCGTGTGGTTTCGGAGATTGGCAACGGCTCCTCTGATGCTGGCGCTAGGAAACTCTATGCAATGCTTGACCGCATCGAGGCGCAGGCAAAGAAGGCCAAGCGCGGCAAGCCGTCCGGCGCTGACCGTGAACTGAACAAACTTGCTTAAGGATCAATCATGGCAACTAGCCTGACCAACCTCTTCGGTTCCAACGCCGCCACTTCGTCGCCTTCCGGCACAACGGCAGGGAAGGTTTCGGGACAAGAAGGAACTCTGTCTTCGTGGGCTGCGCCGTATGTGACCTCTATGCTTGGCAAGGCTGAAGCCCTGACCGAGCAGCCGTATCAGACTTACCAAGGACCGCTGACTGCCGGTCCTTCTTCTCTTCAGACGCAATACTTTAGTGGTCTTGAGAAGATGGGATTCCCTGGGCAACTGGGGCAGTCGTTCACCTCTACCGGTGCGCCGACTATCCCGACGGCTTCGACCACTGGCCCCATGCAGACCACGGCTGCTCCCACGGGCATCACCGGTCAGTACATGAATCCGTATCTCCAGAATGTGCTTCAGCCACAACTGGAGGAACTGCGCCGTCAGTCTCAGATTCAGCAGATGCAGAACGCCTCTCGCATGTCTAAGGCTGGTGCATTTGGCGGCGGGCGTCAAGCCATCATGGATGCAGAGTTGCAGCGCAACCTGTTGACGCAAATGGGCAGCACCATCGGCCAAGGCTACGCATCTGCGTATGACAAGGCGATGGACCAGTACAACAAAGAGCAGGCTCAGGCTATGGGTCTTGCTGGAATGTTGGGGAGTGCCGGAGCACAGCAGCGAGCAATCGAAGCAGAAGGTGTTGCGGCAGACCTTGGCGAGTTCCAACAGCAGCGAGACTATCCGTATAAGCAACTGCAATTCCAGCAGTCCATGCTTCAAAACCTGCCGTTCATGGCGCAGAACGTCTCGTATCAAGAAGAAAGCCCGTTTGTGCAGTTGATGAATGCGCAGGGCGGGCTTGAGACCTTGTACAAAATCATGTTCCCAAGCAATCCCGTAAACGCCCCGGCTCCGACTCCGGCCCCCAAGGCTCCCTAAAGAGGCTGCAAATGGCTATGCA